GGGGTTGCGGGGGCGGCGGCCAGGACCGGCGAGACCGGGTGCTGGACGGCGAGGTTCACATCGGCATCCATTGGCCGAATCTCCTGGGGTTGTACCGGCGCGGCCGGGGAGGTTAGGACCGCAAGCGCGGCCGGGAGGTTGGGGAGCAAGGCAAGGCGACGTGCGTCGAGCCGGACTTCCGCCGGCGCGGCCGTTTCGGTGGCAAAGCCATTGGCCAACGCCTGTTCGGCCGTGAACCAGGTCTCGGCTGCCATGAGTGCCGCCACCGCGTCTTCCGGCAGGCCGGTGCGGGTGGCGTAGATGCGGCGGGCGGCGGCGGTGATGTCATCCAGCAGGCCGGCGAGGTGGCGCGCCTGGTCGGCATCGCCCACCGCCCAGCCCTGGGCCGGGTGGATCATCATGAAGGCGTTGTCGGGCATGATGATTTTGTCACCGGCCATGGCGATGATGGAGCCCGCCGAGGCGGCGACGCCCTCGACCATGATGGTCTTCTGGCCGGGGTGGCGCGCAAGCATGTTGTGGATCGCGAAGCCCGCGAAGGCATCGCCGCCATAGGTGTTGAGCGAGACGACGATGTTCTTGCCTTCGGCGCCTTTCAGCGCGGCGGCGACGTCCTTTGGCGTGATATCGAAGCCGACGTCGCCATGCAGGGTGAGGGTCGCCGCTTCCGTGCCGGCGCGCAGGGTGACGGGCATGGGCTACTCCTTGGCCGCGCCGGTGGCGGCGATTTCAACGGCGGCGTTCTGGGCGGCATTCTGGGCGTTGCCGGTGCCGGCGGTGCGGCGGGGGGGGGCGGCCAGGATGAGCCCCGCGGCGGCGCGGCTCTTCTTCCCTTTCGCGGTCCTCGGGGCGCGCTTTTCCGGGTCCCACCCCATTTCCGCCACGGCCTGGCCCCAAGTCAGCAGGCCAAGGCGCAACTGCTCCTTGATCGCCATCGTGTCCTTGAGCGGGTCCACCATCTCGAAATGCGGCGGCGCCCACTCGACCGGCCAGGGACCGGCGCGCAGCGGAAGCGCGCCTTCGGCCTGGGCGGCAGACACGAATGCTTGCCAGATCGGCCCGCACATTTGCGGCACCAGCATCAGCCATTGGTCTTGTTCAAGCTGGCGTTTGAACGCGAGCCGGCCGGCGCGCAGGCTGGAATAGTTGGCCTGCGACAGATCGCCCGTCAGAAGGTCATAGGTCAACCGGTAGCCGGTCGCGATGGCGCGCAATTGGTGCCGGGCGAACTCGGCAAACGGGCCGCTGCCGGATGGATTCAGGAACTCGACACCCTCGCCGGGCAAAAGCCGTTCGATCATGCCGGGGCTCAACTGTTTGACACCCGGCGTCTCGCCATCCGGCGCGGCTTCAAGCGGGCCAGTGCCGGCTTCGGCGGAACTTGTGACGAACGCCGCCACCACGCTCTGCGAAAGCTGCTGCATGAATACCGCGTCTTCATATTCGTCCAGAAACCGCAACCGCGTCATCACGGGCGCCAGGTCCGGCACCCCGCGCACCTGACCGGGCCGGGTTTGGCGATAGATGTGCAGCACGAATCGGGCCGGCACCGTTATGGGATTCACCGGAATGATCTGATCGCCGGGATGCGTCGGTAAGATGCGGTAGGCGATCGGCGCGCCGAAGGCGTCGAGTTCCACACCTTTCACGAGGCTCGACGTCTTCGGCGCATTGTGTGTGTCATCGAGATGGTCGGGCTCCAACACATGCAGCGCCAGCGGAACCGGCGAACCACGGCGGCGGGTCTCGGCGGCACTCAGCGGACGCATCACAATCAGCGCCTCGCCAGCTTCCGAACGGGTGCGCGCGGCAAGGGCCATCAGGCCGTAAATGTCGTGACGCTGGCCCGCGTCGGCCATCGCGCCCCATTTTTCCCACAGAGCGTTGGCGTGCGCGTCGAGCGCCACGTCTCCGGTGCGACTTTGCGGCACGATGCCGGTGCCGACCTGATAGCCGATCAGCGTCGAGAGCCCAGCAGCGGCGTATGGATTGTTGCGCACAAGGTCACGCGAGCGCGAGCGCAGACGCTCCAAATCGTCGCGCGTCTCGACATTCGCGCTCGTGTTCGGCGCGACCCACCCGCGCGTGCGTCGCGTCACCTTCGCGCCTTCGTATTTAGCCTCGATTCGCGCTAACCGCGCCTCGGCCATCCGCGACTGCTTGCGAGACAGCGCCCACCCCGGCGAAATGGTGCGGATCAGCGCGTCAAGCATCAGTCGCGAACGATCGAAAGATAGGTGCTGCGGGTCACGCCCCCCGCCGAGCTGATAGACGCACGCATGTAGCCGGCGGCACGAATCATCTCATCAATCGTGGCGTATTGCACGGTGCGTTCGCCCTGCCGCACCATCGTCACACCGCGAGCAATGGCGGCCTCTAGGTTGTCGAGGTCGGTCTGTGTCGCCATAGCCGCCTCCAATCAAAAGTAGCTTTGCCGCCCCGTGTCGAAATATCCGCCACGCCGGGGCGCCGGCTGCGCAGGAACCAACAACGGCGGCGGCGTGGCCGGTTCAACCGCCGCAACCTCAATCGGCGGCGCCACCCGGCCCATCGCATCCGCCATCCGATCCCACCGCGCCGGCCCCCAGCCATCCGCACCCATCGCGGCAGTCGCCGCCCTGGCATAGACCCGGCAATCGAGCGCCTCGTTGCGTTCGCGGGTCTTCACCCACTCCATCTTGCGGAAACCGGCCTTGGTGGGCCGCGACATCAGTTGCTCGGCGGTGATCTGCCGGCAGAATTCCTCGCCCGCCGCATGGATCGGCAAATGCACGTAGCCGGCGGGGTAGTCGGCCCCGCTTTCCTCGGTGGGGCGGTCCAGTTTCAACCAGCCGTATGTCTCGCCCTTTAGGTAGGACGATCCGACCGGCCAAACCTTGAGCCCGCCAACCTTTGTGCCGTTGCGCCGGACCTCGGTGCGGCCCGCCAAGCCAATCGCCTGTCGCAAGGCGTCCTGGCCCTTGATCGCGATCACGCGCGCCGACCCGACGCTGCGGACGAAGGCGTAGACCTCCGCGGTCGTCATGCCGTCGCCTGAGTCGATCGCCGTCATGCTCAGGCCGAGCCGCTGGCCGCTTTCGTGGCGCCATTGCTCGTCAAGCAGGGTCCGAAGATCGGCCCAGACGGCGGCCTCGAAGGGGTTGCCGGGAAGAACCCGGTGATCAACAAGCCAGCTTTGGCGGTCGCGGCCCCAAGCCCAAATGCTGGCCTCGATCCGGTCGCGCTGCACGTCAACGCCGTTGGTCAGAAATAGCCCGCCCGCCGGAACCGTGCCGCGCGGCCATTCCTCGCGCCGATCGTAAAGCCGCTGCCAGTCCGGTGCGTCGCCGCGTTCCTGCCAGGGTTCGCCGAGCGCGGTGTTGATCCACGTTTTGAGCGTTTCCGGCCGCTCTTTGTCGCGAAGAAAGTCCGCAACCGTCTCAGACAGCCGGCGCCAGGGCGAATAAAGTTCGTTCAGATGGAAGCCGGCGATTCCACGGAACGGCGCCTCGGCTCGCCAGTCGCCTTTCCGTACCGCCGTCCACCGCTGAGGGTCGGACCAGCCGGCGCCACACTCGATGCAGTGGTATTGCGCATCCAACGGCGACCCTTCCGGCCACCGGACTTGCGCCCACTTCAAAACCTGCGCCTCGCCGCAGTGTGGGCAAGGCACCCAATACCGCCGCTTGTCGCTTTCCTCGTAGGCCGATTCAATCCGCGAAATGCCAGCAATCGTCGGCGTACTGACCAGGACCGCCTTGCGGTTCCAGAACGTCGCCGTCCGCTTCCGCCCCAGCGATACCGGGTCGCCCTCGGAGCCGGCGCTGGCCGGATATCGGTCTACTTCGTCACAGCAAAGGATGCGGATAGGACGCGATGCCAAGCCGGATGGGCTGTTAGCGCCGACAATCGCCAGCGAACCGCCTGGAAATTTCTTCTGGCGAACCGTGTTCTCGGATGACCGCGATCTCGCTGCGCTAACACGGCCACGTAGCGCCGGGCTGTCGCGGAGCATCGGAGTCAGCCGGTCTTTGCTCCACGTCTCGCCCATCTCCGTCGTGGGGTTGATGATGAGCATCGGCGCGGGGTCTTGGTGGATATGGTAGCCGACCAGATTGTTGATGAGTTCCGTCTTACCCACCTGGGCCGACGACATGATGACCAAAGTCTCGACGCGCGGATCGCTGATCGCGTCCATCATTTCGCGCTGGTACTCGGCGCGGCCTGTATCCCACTTGCCCGGCTCGGCGGATGCCTCGGGGCTCAGATGGCGGAATTGGTCAGCCCACTGGCTTACCGTCAGCTTCGGCGGCGGTGCCATCCGTCGGAATATCCGCGTCGCCACCCGTGCTGCGGCCGGCTCTACGTCGAGCGCGATCGTGGACCGTCGCGACAATTTCCGACGCGGCGAGGTCGCCGCAGGCTTCATGTGCGAGTTCCGTCAATTTGTCGCGGATTTCAGCGAGCGAGCCCATGCCCAGCACCAGCGGCGCCGAACGGGTTGGCAACGCCAGCACCTTCGCCCGCGTGGCATCGGCGTACGCGCCGACCACAGATTCCATGTCTTCGGCTAGCACCGTCTCGCCGCGCATCTGTTCGTTCAGCATCCGCAGGCGGTCGCGCTGTTCGTTCAGGACTTCGATGCGGGCTTGGTCGAGGCTACCCGCGCTCTCGCTGCCACCAGCGGCAGCCCTGCCGGATGCGGGGCGCATGTGGGCGCAGTAGGCTTGCACGCATGCCTTGAGGTCGTATGACCCCCTGCCAGGCAACACGCCCTCGGCCCGCAACTGCGTAATTCGGGTGGACGATACGCCGATCCACTCCCCCACCTCGGCGGCAGTTGCCATGGTAGAAGAACCCCTTAGAACGGCCGCGATCTAGCGATGTTACGCGCGTCTGCGTCC